CGTATCGTATGAATGCTCCACAAGGTAGTTTTATGGATTTACGTAAGCAAATGGCCGCTATGCGCCAAAATGGTGACATCGAACGGATTTTTGGAGACGTTCCAACTTCTTTGGGTCGATATTAACTGAGCGAAATGTCAGAAACCAATCCATTAGTCGGAAATGAGAAAGATCCACTAGCTACTCGTTGGCTAGGACGGGTTGGTAAAGCTAATAAATATTACGAGAATTGGTCAAATCGATTCAAATGTAATACTCTGGAAGAATATTACTACGGATTCCAGTGGAGTGACGGATCTCCAAATACGAGTTATGAACGCTACGTAATTAATTTCGTATTTTCTACGATAGAAGTTAAGAAACCCACTCTCCTATTCCAAAATGTAGGTTATCGAGTCAAGCCAAAACCAGCGAATGCAGAATTTGATTTTATGGCATCCGCTGAACGGGCTAGGAATCGTGAAGATGTACTAAATACTATAGTTTCTGACGAAGATCAGGAATTCGGTGAAGAACTTGAAGCATTTATCGTGGATGCGTTTTTCCGTTTTGGAGTTATGGAAATCGGTTATTCGGCAAATTGGATCGAAAATCCGAATGCGGGAAAGCCAATACTCAAGTCGGATAATGATCCGTGGTTCGACCCTGATGGTGAAGATGGTCGGGATAATATTATCAGAGAACCTGAAGAGTTACCAGAGCAGGAAAGAGTGTATTTTAAAAGAATTCCACCATGGCGTTTCAGGGTTGGGGGGACGGATGGTAGAACTTTCAAAAAATGTTCCTGGATCGGCTACTATGATTATTTTCGCGCCGAGGATATTAAAGCTAACCGCGCGCTTAAGAATTTGAAAGAATTAGATTTCGTCGGTTCCCGATCCGAAGATTTTAACGACGGTGATACGGTTACTCCAGAACAGGAAGATCTTCTAAAAACAGGCGATCTTGTTAAAGTATGGGTAATCTACGATCTACGTCGGAAAATGAAGTATATTTTCGCCCACTCTCAATGCGTGACACTACTTTCGAAGAAATATAAGACTTTACCAGTAGTAGCTATCAAATTCGTTGAGAAGATCCGCGGATGGTATCCAATTCCGCTAGTATTTAATTGGAAGGGACCACAAGACGAAATTAACGAAGCCCGAGAACAGCAAAGGTTACACAGAAGACGCGCTAAGCGTGCGTACTTATATAAAGACGGAGCTTTCGACAAAGATGATGAAATCTCAAAGTTAGAAAGCGGCCCAGATATGACCTTCGCCAAAGTTCAAGGCGATCCCAATACGCAAGTTGCGCCATTACAGAGCGCACAGTTAGATCCTGCGGTCGCACAAAGTATGATGGTGGGACGTGATGATCTTAATATTATTACTGGAACTACTGTAAATGACCGTGGGCAGACTGATCGTTCTACTGCTACTCAATCTAATATTGTGGATATGCGTTCTCAGCTACGCGATAGTGCCGCACGTGTTAAAATAGCTAATGTCCTAAAGAAAATTGGACGTCTCGTTCTAATAACCGTACAAGATCATTTTACGTCAAGTTTTTGGGTTAAAGTACGTACTAATCGGAATAATGAGAATTTTCTTCAAGAAGTTAGGGAAGCTGAGATTGAGTGGCGCGAGTTTACTTCAGGAGAATTAGGAGACGCCGAAGATTTCGAAGTTGACATAAGCTTGGATACAATATCTCCTATTGAGAATCAAGCGTCGAAAGCGGCGTTCGTCGAATTCCTAAGTTTACTCAATAACTTCCCTCAACTAGCATTCGATCCAATTCTAATTCGTGAAGCAGCGTATCGATGCGGTTATCGTAATGAGAAGGTAATCGCGCGAATGTCAGAAATGGCACAAGTTGCAGCGATCGGACAAATGGCGATGGCTAAGCAATCGCTTGTTCAAATGGGTATGGCTGCGGAACCTGGTGGAAATATGGCACAAACTAGAGTTGCTCAAATGACACCGCCAGATCAAGCTCAGATTCAGAATCAACTAGTAGGACAGACGGGAGGTCCAGTAATCTAATGTCAGATTTACAAGAAGCGATCCAAGAATGGATGAGCGCGAATGTTAGACCGACCTCCTTTTATCAAACACGTATTACTAGAACTCCTGGAGTAGTAGATCCCTCGCTGAATCAGAATGTGGCAGCTATTTACGATCCAAATACGGCTGGCGCCGAAGAAGTTAGACGAACTTCCTTAGATCCAGCGATTCAACAGATATTAGTTAATGGATTTTCCGGTAAAAAGGGTTTTGTACGAAGTCAACCATGGGCACCATCGAATGTTATGAAACATGAGCAGATTCATAATATATTCGATGAAGGAGACTTATATCGTCGGAACGAGATTGGTACTCAAGTCGATCCACGAACAGCCGATTACTTACGTACTAATCCAGTATTCCAACAAGGAGCGCAGCGGTTAGGATGGCCCACCGTACTAGCTAACGAAGGTCCAGCTATTGACCTGACTACTCCTGATCGTAATAATAGACTTCTAGTAGATACGATAGCTGAATTACTCTCAAGGAGTGGTAAAGCTACTCAGTTGAAACAGTTAAAGGAGATTGCTAGATGAGCGGGGAGGATTGCTAGATGAGCGGTAATATCGATAACTTACGATCTCATATTGGTGGGATGTTAGGTAAGGGAAAGTTAACCTCTGGTAAGAAAAAGCAATCTGCTTCTGTTACCAAAGTTAAGAAAGATTGGAAGAAATCTAAGTATTGATTCGGTTAATCTAGATCCGAGAGAATAAATCTTATATGAGCACAACTCCTGTTACTTTAAAAGAGAGCGTTCTTAATGCCTTCGCAGAATCAGAGAAAGCAGCCGGTTCCACTTCGGTTTCTGAAGAAACAACTAGCCCGAAAGAAGATACTACAACTAAGGAAGATAAATCTTCTGAGGGTACTAGTGAAACTAAAGAAGAAGCTACTAAATCGACAGTCGAAGAAGATGACGGCGTAGTAGAAATTGATGCTTCTCCTGAAGAAATTAGAGCGGCGCTCGAATTACGACGAAGTTTAGTTGATGCCAAAACCGCAAAAGCTACGCTTGAAGATATAGCGAAGGCCGGCGGATACGATCTCACTAAACGAGAAGATGTTAAGCAACTTCAGCGCGATGCAAAAACTGTTCTTCGTGAGAAACTTGGCGATTCTTACGATCTGCTAGGTGGTGATAAGTTAGCAGAAGCGTTCGACGTATTATTGGACGCGCGCGTAAAAGAGCACACTGCGCCAGTTCTTGATCGGCTAGCATTAGCAGAAGCTCAAGTTAATAAAGAAAAAGCCGATACTGCAATGGAAGCATTGTGGAAGCGCGCTGGTATTACCGATGCTAAAGAACGCGAAGTCATAGCTGGTAAGATGTTGGAGAAGATGAAGAGAATGCCAGCTAGTGAAGGAACCGATATTAATAACTATCTTGATGATATTCACACTCTCGTGAATAAGGAACGGGATAAAGCACGTGAAGTCAAGAAAGTTGTGACAAAGATTCGTACTAATGCTCAAGAAGTTAGTAGAACTTCAGGTGAAGGTGGCCCCGATGATGATAGTAGAGTTAGTGGTGGGTCTAAATTACCTTCAATTCGTGAGGCTGTAGCCGCAGCTTTCCGTGGTGAAAAGCTGTAATATTGGAGATTAATGGCAACGTATGGTTCAGCATCAGCGCCATCCCAGAATACTATTAATTATGATAGTATTTTAGGAACATCGCTGTTCAACTACCGTCGTACGCTAACGGATAATATTTCGAAATCCAACCCGTTCTTCTACAAAATTAAAGAGAATGGGATGTATACGGATGAGGATGGCGGGGTAGCTATTCAAATTCCGCTACTTTATGGACTTTCACAAGCGGATACCTATAGTGGATACGATGTTTTGAACACCGATCCCACTGATGGTATTACTAACGCATTCTTCGATTGGTCACAGATGGCAGTACCGATCTCCATCTCCCGATTGGAAGAACGCCAGAACGCTCAATCTCACCGAATGGTGAAGTTGCTCGAAACTAAGATGATGCAAGCGGAGACTGGAATCAAGGAATTCTTCGCAAAGCAACTCTTACAGGGCAACGCATTAAAGGGCGGTTCCACTAATATCTACGATCCGTACGTCAGTATTCGGAATGGTAGTTATGGAATCGATCCGCTTCCTAAGTTGATTGCCAATGATCCTACTAGCTCATCGGTTCAACCGACGGTAGGTAATATCAATCAATCGACTTCTAGCTGGTGGAGAAACCAAGTTACCACTTCGTCTCTTACTACTAGCTCAAGTCCTACGGCATTCCTGTTAGAAGCGGACCACCTGTATAACAATTGTTCTAAAGGTTCAGGCGGACCTCCCGATTTAATTCTTACGGATCAGAGAACTTTCGAAATGTGGCGCGCGGCCTACTATGATAAGTACCGCCGTACGGCCGATTCTGATAAGAACTATCCGTTCGAGAATTTCCGTTTTAACCGCGCTACGGTAATGTGGGATGAATTTATGCCCGATGTGTATTCGAATTCAACTACGATCACATACGGTGCGGCATATTTCATCAATACCAAGAATTGCTCGGTTGTATACGATAAAGAGTCGAATTTCATCAATACTCCATTCGTGAAACCGGCCAATCAGGATGCTAAGGTAGCTCATATCCTATGGATGGGTAATACCTGCATCAACAATCGACGTAAGTTAGGTGTGTGGACGAAAATCCCCGCATCCCTTACTTATGCTAGCTAATCAAAGGAGAATGGAGAATAACTATGAATGGACCATTGATTGGCAACAAGGCATTTAATGAGAGTTTGAACTTTCGTAGCGCAGAGTCATCCGCGAGTATTCCTCCCGGAACTCCTATCTGTTTCGTTATGAATGCAACTGATGATGGTTTCGGCGCAGTTTTACCTGCTACCGCGGGTGCTGCTAAGACTCCTGAATTGTTTGCAGGAATTAATATCTCGCCATTGGATGTAACTCCAAAACAGTACGGAATGGCGATGGTATTCGGACTCTGTAACTATGCTATCGTAGTACAGCAGTCCCGCGCCGCTTCTACTGATTCTTACGTTAGTGCCCCGGCGCTGAGTGTAGGTCAACAGTTAGCTATTGATACAGTCAATAACGCGCTGAAGACTAACTCTCAGGTAACGGGCGCTATGACAATCGTGACCAATGCTACTACGGACACGCTTGCCGTTAATTTCGGTGATGGATATCCGCCATTCGCCGTTATGGCTCAAACTTTAGCATCGGCATCTAGTTCCGCTTCGACTACTTCCGATTCTAGTGTTAAGAAGACATACGGCCTAAAAGTATTTCTTCGTGCCATGTAGGATGCTCCCTTTCGGTTTGGGACTAGTTAGATTCTCTCCAATTTAGCTAGTCCCGATTTTTCTTATGTCTAAAACATTAATAGCAATTAATACACTAACATCGGTTCAGAGTCAAGCATACGCTTCTCATATGAATCTTGCGTTCAGAATGGCGAAAGATTGTCCCGGTGATGAATTTCTCTTATTTAATGGATATCGTACTGGAATAGATACGTTTCGTAACTTAGCGGGGAGAATCGCTCTCCAAAACGAGTGTGACTATCTCTTATTCTTAGACGATGATGTTCTAGTACCGCGCGACGTATACAAGAGATTAAAAGATAGAGATGTGGACATAGTAACGCCATTCGTATTCATAAGAGGATATCCGTTCCGACCGATGTTCTTCAAGTCTATTCTCTCCGATGATAAGAAAACTTGTGGTCTTACGCCGTACGAAGATTGGTCGGAAGTCGTGGAGGCTACTAAAAATCCTCTCTTAGAAGTCGCAGCGATCGGATTTTCATGCTGTCTTATTAAGACTTGGGTTCTCAAGAAAATTCAACCGGCGTGGTTCATTACTGGAACTGGACATACTGAAGATGTCTACTTTTGTGTGAAAGCTAAGCAAGCTTTACAAGGAAAAGTAAGAATCTACGTCGATACTACACTAGATACTGGTCATATGCTTGACTGTGAATTCGTATCGCTCCAAACAGTTGAATCGCTCCGCCATTTTCACGAAGAGTTAAATCCTAGCTTGAAGGATGGTCGTGAAGGAGACAATAGTGCGAATTATCTTAGTAAGCAGCGAGAAGCTCTTAATAAGCTAGGTTATGCTAATGAAGTATTAGAACGAGAGAATTTAAGACTTAATGAAGCTTAATCTTGGTTGCGGACGATCTAAACTTGAAGGTTATACTAATATAGATGCAGATCCAACCGTCCTACCAGACTTAGTATTGGATTTCTCGTCAACAGTATTGCCATTCAAGGATGCTACTATCGATGAAATCGTTATGACTCACGTGATAGAGCATCTTAAAAGAGAGCAATTTCCATTAGTTATTGGTGAAGTGAATCGTGTCCTGAAAATGGAAGGGTTGTTAATAGTAGCATACCCGGATGCAGAGAGAATTCTTACGAATTACTTAAATAACAAGATGGGTATGCGCCAATATTGGGAAATGACCATTTTTGGGCGCGGGTTAACGAGGTGGGATCGGCATCAATGTTTAATTAATACAGAGGATTTTGTTAACTTTCTGAGAGAATATTGCTTTGGCAAGATCAAAGTAATGCCTGAAATCGATCAGTCGCATAACACAATAATTGAAGCGGCTAAGTTAGCTAACGTAATCGAAATGACCGATCTTCTCAAAAAGGAACTTGCTCTATGAACAATCTAGGAGACGCCATACTTCTTAAAGGCAGTATGGAAATAGTACTTCGCTCAATTCACGATGGTTCTATCGTAGAGCGAAGGGAAGTTAGGAACACTATCGTAACTGCTGGACGCGCGTGGATTCTGAAGCATATCGTAGGAACTGCGGTATTCAATGGTAATGAAACCGCTCCTCTCAACTATATGGCGATCGGGACATCTACTACCGCTCCAGCTACTTCAGATACTGCTCTAGGATCGGAGACTACACGGAAAACGATCCAGGCATTCACAACGGCAAATCTGACTTCTAATCCGCCATCATATCAGCTGGAAGTTAGTTATGCCACTAATGAAGGAAATACCACACTTGGAGAAGTAGGACTTTTGAATTCTTCGAGCGGCGGAACGATGTTAGCTCACGCTACTTTTGGTACGATCAATAAGACTACTTCGAATACTTTGAGTATTAGTTATACGATTTCGGGCTAGTCGAGTTGGAGGGAAATTAATCTTGATTAAAATTAAAAACGGAGTTGATGTTAAGGGATTGAAACCTGAGACTGTATTGGCTATTTTAATAGCTGAGCCTATCTACAATAAGTACCACTCCGATCTTGTAATTACGTCAGTTCGGGATGGAACTCATAGAGCGGATAGTCGCCATTTCAGAGGAGATGCAGTTGATTTCAGAATTAAAGATTTAGATCCGATGGATGTATCTGAGGTTACCGTATCGCTTTCTAGAGCATTAGGAGCGCAATTCGACGTAGTACGAGAATCCGATCATATCCATGTCGAATTTGATCCAGAATCTACGAGGGTGGCAACAGCATGATTTCAGTACGAATGGCTTGCTTAATAGTGGCGTTGGTATGTTTTATCCTCTCTGCATTTGGTGTACCAACTCCGAGAGTTAATCTGACAGCATTGGGACTTGCTTTCTTTACTTTAACCTTTTTACTGGTATGAATAACGCGAATCGATTAGTGTCATCTGGTACTGGAGTAGTGGTTGGAATTCCGACTCTTGGACGCCCCGTTTCGTTAGCTTGGGCATCCTCGTATAAGAGTTTAAATCCGCCCATTAATTTCAATATGACTGTATGTCAAATAACGGGAGCGCCGGTCGCTGAGGCTAGGAATGCAATAGCTAGAGAAGCATTGAAGTTGGAGTCGAGGTATGTATTCTTCCTAGGAGACGATGTAATCGTACCAGCACATGCAATGCGCCAGTTTATTACTCGAATGGAGAATAACCCCAACATTAGCGTTATTGGGGGTGTTTATTGTAGTAAGTCTAATCCTCCTGCTCCACTCGTTTTCAGAGGGAACGGACAAGGTTCGTATTGGGACTGGAAGATTGGTGAATTCTTCGAAGTTACTGGCTTGGGTATGGATTGTACTCTTGTTCGTACTGATCTATTTAAACAACTACCTGAACCGTGGTTCCGCACGATGAATACGGACGAGTTCGAAGAAGGTATTAATAAAGCAGATCAGTGGACGGAAGATTTATGGTTTCTTCGTCGTGTAGCACAAGAAACCGATACTAAGATTTTCTGTGATGGTAGTATTATCTGTGAACACGAGGATATTTTCAGTGGTAAGCGATATACACTACCACCACAATCACTACCTACTAGAGTGGCCATGACTGAGAGTCCACGAGTAGTAGATATCGGATGTGGCCATATTCGACGAACGATCGATGGGATGGCGCCGATAAGAGTTGACATACGGGATGAATGTGAGCCAGATTATCGATGTGATGTTAGGAATTTACCCTTCGCTAATGGATCATTCGATACCGTATTTAGCTCTCATGTATTGGAACATTTTAATCGAGCGGAGTGGAAGTTAGTATTAGCAGAATGGACTCGTTTAGTAGACACTTGTGGTAAGATAGTTCTCATATTGCCCAATATTGCTTGGGCCGCTCATATGATATCAGTTGAGAAAGTTATCAATGATGACGTTCTCAATGTTTTATACGGAGCGCAATCAAATGACTACGATTACCACTATAATGGTCTAACACCAGAACGGGTCGGAGAAGCTCTAATTGAGCTAGGTTTTGGAATAATAGATTTAAAACTCGACGGCTACAATATGATACTAACCTCACACAGAGTGTCGGATCATATTGCACAGGGGAGCGGAAATGAGTGACGTCAAGATTAAGTATGGAACTAGTAATCAAACTATTACGATTACTTTTACCTCGCTTGCTAATAACGGAGCGAGAGCATCAACCGTAGTAGACAATAGTTCCAACTTATTCTTAGACGCGCTCGTGTTTCTGATAATTAAAGCAGGAGCGGCATCTACTAGTGCCAGCGGATACGTGAATATCTACGCATATGGTACAGCGGATGGTGGTACGAATTACACTCAGAGCGCATCTGGTAGCGATGCTGGAATAACATTAACGTCACCACCCAACGCGCGTCTAATAGGTGTAGCGAATGTAGTAGTGGACGCAGCTACATATAAGGTAGGTCCATTCGCGGTCGCCGGCGCATTTGGCGGATCGCTTCCATCAGGTTGGGGAATTATAGTAGAGAATAAAACTGGTGGAACCTTAGACGCTTCTATCGGATCAGCATTTTACCAGGGTATTCAACAACAGGTTGTCTAATGCGCCCGCAATCAAAACCGCCTCTTTCAGCAACATTAAATCATGGACATCCGCTAGCACAGGGGATGATCTCATGTTTTCTAGTTAATGAATTAGGTGGCGCGCTCCACGATCTAGTAACGGGGAATGTCTTACCAATAGTAGGAAGTGGGGCATTCTCGAATGCTAGATTTGGTCATGGTCTTAATTGCAATGGAAATGACTCAGGGGCATATGCAGCGGCATGGGATCAGTTAAAGGAAGTTGGTCGCCAGTTTACTATATTATGGAGAGGTGTTATAGCAGCGAGTCCTGCGGCATTTGGAGCGTTATGCAATGTAACGTACACGAACGCAGATACTTCTCCTTACTTAGTATACGGTCTTCAGATAAATTCGGGCTCCGATGGATACTTCTTAGCATGGAATGACATTGGAAGTGGATGTAGCTTTTCTGCTAACACTGGCACTGCTTTTGATGGCACTGAGAGGCAAGTTGTAGGAGTAGTACGTGCTACTGGATTTGGTGGTGCTAACGCACTCTACGAGGGTGCTAATGCCGCGGTTCTAGGAACTAACACTCAGAATTGTGGTCCAAGTTTTACTGCTAATTCTAAGATAGGAATCGGAGTTTACCAAGTAGCGCAAGGTCGAGATTCCAAATCGATCTGTCGTCATGCTTATATCTGGAAACGGGCGCTTACTCCATCTGAGATAGAATGGCTATTCTACGAACCATACGCTTTTGTTACCACCGAAATACCACGGAAATTCTATAAATTCACGTCCGCTCCGCTAACTTCTACCAGTTCTGAGAATGCTAATACACTAACGGATGCGGTTAGTTTAGCTAATACGGCAGCGGCTGGATACGGCGTTACACCAAGTGATCGCCTTAATATACTGGACAATCTAAACTTATTAGGTCCCCCGCCAGATTACATAGCTACATTCGGTGACGCGCTCGCGAATATTCAAGATTCAGTACGTCCTACGCTACGCGTATTAAAAGCATTCTCCGACTCGATCAATAATTTCACTGATGCCTTCTCGAAAGTTACTGGAATTCCCATAAGTGCGTTCGATTCACAGCAGTTTAATTGGTCGGATGCTGTTAGTACTCTATTTTTAGGAGTATTCCCAGTCACTAAATCTGACAGTCTCAACAATTACGCCGACGCTCACTCTAAGGTAGTAGGTAATGTTAAGATTAGTGTAACCGCTGCTGATACAATAAACTTACTCGCAGACGCGCTCAGATTATGGGATGTTCTAAGAATTAGGGCAGGAGATAACTACGTTCTCGCTGATTCCTTGACTAGAAAATTAGTGCATCTTCTGGCAATAGCTGAACTTCTCACAGCTAAATTAGACTCCGCTTTGATAGAACGAGCCAATAAACCCTCTTTTTCTGATACCCTCAATATAACTGATGCAGTAACAGTCCGCCTTGCCTCACAGTTAAGACTTTCGGTAGAAGACTAATGCCCATAGTTAGCAGTAAAATAAAATCTATCTCCGTTCAGATAGACGGGCGGACTTACGTTACTGAAATTCACGTTTATGACAACGGAGACGAAGTAGAATTCACTTATCTGGGGGAGGAGAAGGATGATTTTAATCAAGTTTTAAAAGAACGTGCGGTAGCACTAAGTAAGGAAACTAAAATAGACTACGAGAGACAGAAAGTAGATAACTTAATTTCTTCATTCGATGAACTTAAATCGTCTGATTTTCAATTAGTTAAGACAGCAGTCGATAGTAAGACTCCTAAAGGGATAGTTTCTGACATAGATTCTATAAAATAAAATGGCTGTCAAATACTGTAGATCGGGCGCGGCTGGTGCTGGAACGGGAGCAGATTGGACAAATGCGTATACTACGTTAGTTTTAGCTATTGCAGGTAGTTCCGCTGGTGATACGATTTATGTAGCAGATGATCATGCCGAAACACAGGCATCTGCTATGACAATAACATCACCAGGTACTGCCGGTGCATTACTTAGAATAATCTGTGTAAATACTCATACCGTAGAGCCACCAACCGCCGTAGGCACGACTGCTACTGTAACTACGACTGGCTCATTTAATATGAGTTTTACGTCTGGTTACGCCTATGTATATGGTATAACTTTCAATGTTACGACAGGCGCATCTAGCTTTGCCACAGTAATTGCATCTGGCACAGCTAATAACTGGATTTTCGATACTTGCACATTTAAGAATTTATCTACTTCTAGTGCTTCGATGAAAATAGGAGTAGCTGGATTCACCGCATACGAGCGATGCGAATTCATTAATTGTAGTGTGGGATTTAATTCAACCTCTAGTAGAATAGCTGTTTCTGGAATATTCCTGTGGAGAGGTGGGTCGATTATAAATAGTGGTCAGATACCTACTACCTTATTCATAGTAGACCAAACTATACCTGGAATAGCAGAAATCAGTGATGTGGATATGAGTCTACTAGGTAGTGGTAAGAATCTAATAACCGCTAGCGTAGCTACTCCAACACTCTATTATCTGAGAAATTGTAAATTAGGTGCATCCGTATCCGTTATTACTGGTACTATCGGTGGTCAAGGCGGTGTGAGTGTATTTTTGGATAATTGTGATTCCGGCAATACAAACTATCGGATGGAGCATTATAAATACCAGGGTAAGATACTCCAGGAAACCACTATTGTTCGTACAAGTGGTGCATCTGATGGAACGACCCCTATTAGTCATAAATTTACTAGTCTTACTACCGGACCCACATTATTCTCTCCGTTAGATGGACCTTGGTTCGCAATATGGAACGATTCCACTGGTTCTAAGACAGTAACAGTTCAGTTCATGCATGATAGCGTGACAAATCTGACTAATGCAGATATTTATTTAGAGGTAGAATACCTAGGAACTGCAAGTCTTCCATTGGGTGTATTGACCAGTAGTAGAGTAGCGGACATATTTGCCGCGGCGGTCGATTGTACTGCCGGTGGAGCTACTTGGACTACGACTGGATTAACTAATCCGAATTCCCAGAAATTAACTCTCACCTTTACGGCCCAAATCAAGGGACTAATACGGGCGAGGGTATGTCTTATTAAGACGAATTATACTGTTTATGTAGATCCACTCTTAGTGGTAACTTAATGGCACGTCAATATAACATACCGGGCGTGGGATACATCAACGAGAGTGGAACTAAGCAATATTTGTTCCCCCGCGCCTTCTATATTGACGAATCTACTACGCTCGCTCTGACAATAACTACGTCAGACACATTAGCGTTGACTGACGCGAGTGCTATTAGACTAGCTCTTCTATTAACTAAGGCGGACCTTCTTAGTATAACTGACGCTCCGGCACTCTCCTTCCACTACAAACCGGCATTCTCTGACGCGCTCTCGATTTTGGACGCATTTTCTAAGAGTTCCAGTGGATTCCTGAGTTTTAGTGACCAGATCGTAATTATTGATTCAATAAAATTACCAACCGAAGGAATAGGATTCTTCGATGCGGTAGTTTTAGAACTTCTGGTAGCCTATAATCTCAGTAGTATTCTACGAATTAAGCGTTATTTGAATATTAGTAATGAGAGTCCAGCTATTACGGTAGGTCCGGTGACTGGTGACGTAGAGATAGATCTTGGATCATCCTACGATAACGCAGCGGTTCAACGAATACGACGTTATCTAGGTGATATGACATCGGAGTAATATGAATCTTACTCAAATAACCGATCGGGTCAGACGAAATCTTGATGATAGTAGTGCCGGATTCTATAGTAGTGCGGATGATATTGTACCCGCGATTCAGGATGGTTATAATCTAATAGTAGCTCTCACTGAGAGTATTGAGAAGACTGCCGTTGTCAGTTTCGTGAGTGATCTGGTATTCTACGATTTTACGACTTATATAACGGACTATCTGCGTATTTTCGGGATATACAATAATCAGACAAATCGATGGATGCAACCGACTTCGTTACTAGAATTAATTCAATATAGGGACGATTGGGAACTGACAGAGGGGGACCCGTTCCTATTCTTGCCGATCGATCATAAGCGAGTGGCGCTATTTCCTACTCCAACTGTAGCGACTGGAAGTATGACAGTAATGTATAAAGCGCGTGCTAATACTCTCGGTGCTAATACTACTCCGCAAGTTCCAGAAGAACAAGTCGATATTCTAGAAAATTACGCTACAGCCGATCTACTAACACAGGCAGAGGAGTTTTATAAGGCGCTCGGATATTCAGCTTTATTAGAAGGTGGGATAGAAGCAATTCTTAAGGTTCTGAGAGAACGTTCGTCTCCAAACCAACTATATCATATGCAAGAGGTTTTTTGATGAAAACTCTCTGGACTAATGAATACTTATCGGATCTAGCTACTGAGGCGGAGGTACAAATCTCTACTCAGGTTTCTTGCATCTACGTTCGATTTCCGCTAAATATAGTTGCATCGCAGTCGATTTATGACTTTACTGAAGATACATCACCCTCTCAACGTTTGACTGGAATCATACGAATTACGTGGCAAGGCTATACAGTCTATCCGGTATTTCAAGCAGAGTTACGAAATGTAATAGTTCCATTAAAGCCGACCGAAGGCGATGTAGAAAGCTCCAGACCCTTCCTATATTGTCGTCTTGGTTATGGAATGGACAAGATTAAATTCTTCGCCTGTCCTAATACAACTATAGCATACGATAGTAGCAATATTAATACCAAGACTGGCATACGCGCCAATGTAATAGTTAGTGGATGGAGAATAGCTGACCCTGCGATCGCAGCATACAGAGTGCCAGATTACGTGAGAGAGACGTTAGTTAGATATTACGTACTTTCTAAAGCGTTCAAGCGAGAAGGAAAGGGTCAGAACTTAATTGCATCTAACTACTACGAGGTTGAATATGAAAAATTGCTAAAGCGTTTTAGGAAAATTACAGACAATCTCTATTCAAGTAGGATGCGCGGCATTAAAGAAGGTCTTATCGCAAATAGGGGTGTAAGACCTCCTAGACCAAGATTACCAGCTAACTTCGGTGAATCTAGATGATGCCGCCATTAATAGCATGGCTACCTTCTATGGTTGCTATAATAACAGGTATAATTACAATCTCTGTGACATTCGCAGTGGTTCGTGCTAAGGTAGAATCTTTGGGACAAGCTGGTACTGAAATTAAAAAAGCACTAGACACAGTAGGTGGAGAACTACAAAATACGATAACGGCAATCACTGTATTATCTAAGGAACAAGCTATTATTAATCAGTTCATGACCAAGACTTTAGATAGTATCGCTAAGCGAATCGAATATCAAGATCATAAGATTAACGAACAGGAAGCTACCGTTAAGCTTTTAGTCGAATTAGTAAAGCGTTTAGAAGACAAGAAATAGAATGGCTCAGAATCTAACTAGAGAAAGATGGCCTTTAGGCTGGACTCCTTCCGCTGATTCAACTAATGGATCGGCAGAAGGTTTACTTCGTATGGATAACTTACGGTTAGATGAATTAGGTTCACTAACTCTAGCTAAAGGATTCCGTAATACGCATACTACTCAATTTCCAGGATTCGTACATTCTATTTATTCAACTGAAATCAATAATGTCAAGCATAGATTCGCTGCTGATTCAACCGGATTAGTTCTTCATGCACCAACAGGAGGTGAATTTACTGATTTCGTATTAGATAGTGGTAATCCAGCCCGCGCCCGATTTAGCGATGTTTTAGGAAGTATTTTTATTGCATCAGGGTCGAAGAAGCGAAAGTTCGATGGTTCCGTAGTTAGAAATTGGGGAATAGAGACTCCAGTTAATGCTGTTCCCGCTACGGTTCATAGTCAAGAATCTTACGATGTTAGCGGAGCGGATGGTAGTGAAACCTACTCCGCATGGGAAGCAGTTGAGGGTGATAATTTTGTTAATAGTGGTATTGAAGGCGCTCATATCGATTTAACATCGGATACATTACGAGCGGTAATGGGGGTACGATATGCGAAAGACTTCAACGCATATCCCGGAGGTGGTAGTGGTCTTGATTCTGATATATTCTCTTTTCGCATTAGGCTTGGCGATTCTGCGAATATTGATAGGGTCAGGGTAGAAATTGGACTAGGCTCGGTTAGTGACCTCTCTCAGCTTGATAACTACTACTGGATGGAATGGCAGCACGATGTAGATTTAGTTCCATTCGTAGAAGGCGTAGATAACTATTCTACGCTACAAGTTGAGAGAGGTCAATTTACGCGCGCCGGAGACGATACTACATTAGATTGGTCAAATGTTGGCGCGCTCCGGGTTACGATAATTGGTAATAATACCAGTCAAGATAATTTAGTGATCGGATTTAAATTGTCGGGTAGTACAAAAGGTCCCCTTAATGCACCTGTTGAATACGTGCAAGTTAATGTGCGGGACACTGGCGTATATCTTGGTAAAAGTGCTATATCTCCTAAGTTTGCAGCTCCTCTCGAAGTCATTAATGCTAGTGTCAGTCTTGATCCGGTTAATAGTGGCGATCCTCAAGTTAATCAGCAATGGTTCTACAGGAGGGGAGGACTATTAAAACAATTTACTAGAATAGGAGTTTTAAATCTTACAACCAACGTCTACGTAGATTCATCCGGCGCGATTCAAAATTGGGGTGGTGGAATAGGCGATACTATTGAAGATACGTGTCCCGATCAGGCGGCCCAAAATCTCAATATTATAGCTAATGAATTCACTCAATCCATCGCGGATGTAGCGGATGAGTTTATTTCAATAGTCGAAGGAATCTACTTTGAGCGTATAGTAATAGCGACTACGAAGGAAATTCTTATCACAGAACGCCTTAATCCCGAAGCTATCGATAATAGATTTCGATTCCGGGTTAGCGGAGATAAGACAGAAGCTATTCTATGGATTTCTAAGATTAGTAATACGGTTCTCCAGATCGGTACTACTAAGAATCGATACGAGTTGAGTGGAAATCTAACGGATCTTCCTGATGGTACTATAAATAGTCAAATCGTAGCTCTGGGAGAAAAACATCCGCCGCTAGGATTAGAATTCGCGTTAGATTCTGGATCTATCATTTATATGGCTGATGATGGATTCCGTATTACTAGTGGTGGGCCATCACAACTTATTAGTGCTCAGTTGGATCTTCTATTTCGCGGAGAAGCTAGACACGGAATACAGCCAGTAGCGGTTTATAGTAACGCGCTCGTTGTATACCCTGTTGTAGTTCATAAGGGAAGTGTAATAGCTAGCCTTCCGCTGATGGACGGATCGAGACAACTCTTCATATACGATCTAAAACTAGGAACTTGGCGACTTCAAGAGTGTAATCCGATCTGTTTATTCGTAGAAACTGATGGTACTCTTTTAGGTGGTTTTGGAACGCCAGCCGATTTCTTCGTCAAGCAACTCAGCGTCGGTTCAACTATTGATACGGTCGGTACAACCGGCGCGGGTCAACGAATTTATTTCCAGACAATCTACGATTCTAACGGGCAACCATTGAATCGCAAGGATGCGTATACGCTCCGCTTACTTATTAATACCGGAGGTCGTAATGTCAACGTATACATCAGTGGAGATTCGGGCGATTTCTTATTCCTAGGAGTAGTTAGCACTCCATTCTTACAAAATGTTTTCATCGATGTATTCGGTCCACTAACTCAAGCGTATGGACTGGGATTTAGGTACGCGATTCGATTAGTTAGTACAACTACTCTATTCGAGTTCGCCTTAAATGCCTTCAATCTGGAATACGATCCTCGTCCTGAACTAACTACTAACTTACGTCTACTTCCTACGAATCTTGGAACATTCTCCCGTAAGCGTTTCACTAACTTCGCTTTCGTAGTAGATACGCTAGGTTTCACAGTTAGATTCCAACCAACGATCGACGGAACTAATGTAGGAGATTATCTTGATTTCGCTCATACTGGTAAGAAAACTGTCGTCTATTATTTCGAGAGCGAAACTATTGGCGTTGACATTGGAGGACTTCTCACTGCTACTGCTAACACTGCTACTCCTATTAGTGCTACTAATCGTGGAGCTTTCGAATATTATGGAATCAATTTAGAAGAAATCGTGAGCGAGAAATTACCTACTCCAGTCAAGTTTCTTAAAATTCCAGCCAACGACTATGGGAATCCGAATAGAAAGAGACATAGTTCGTATAAGTTCCAGATTAATACAAACGGGGCGGATGTAGAATTTACTCCCATTCTAGATGGTGTGGCACGATCGTCCGCTACCTACAATACAACAGAGAAAATAACGGTAGAATACTACTTTACCAGTGATACTACAGCGATTGATATTGGGGGGACGCTAACTACTCTAGAAGACACCCCATTCGAATTTTATGGAGTAATAATTCCACAACAGATAGAGGTTCTACCTCCTAGACTAAGAGAATTCCGTATTCCTGAGAATAACTACGGCATTGCTGCAAAAAAGCGTATTCGTACCATGCCGATGGAAATTAATACGAATGGCGCTAACGTCAGTTTCACACCTATCATAGATGGAATCGCGCAGACTCCTAGTATTTTTAATACAACCAGTCGTAAGACCGTATTCCACTATTTTAGTACGGACGTTTTCGGGACCGATTACTCCGGAGAATTAACTGGATCGAGTCCATTCGAGTTTTATGGACTATTAAGGCCGGAGAACGTTGAAATTCTTCCAGTATCTAAGAAATTCGATCAGGTAGGTCCGGTACATCTGGCGCGCGTCGGAAAAATCGTAGGATTCCGTATTCGTGTAATCACGGGTGAGGTTAACTTACCGTGGAGTCTAATAGCTGAAGATGTTGAGATCGCTAATGGTACTATAACCACGGTTCCTAATTCTGACGACGTATGGGAAGTAGAATGGATTCCGAAAGGTCGGATCAGTGTTATAACCCGTCTCGTTCTTGGACCTACAACCGTTCCGTTTAATCGCTATTATGTAGAATTTAAGATCAACTATGGTGGTAACGATAGTGCTATTAAGTTAGTTAGGCTAACTGATGCCTTTACAGCGTCCCAACGAGGATAACGTTGCCTAGACAAGTCAATAAATTAGAGGATGTAAATGACGTATTACGTGAGCTATTTCAGTTCATGGATGCGTATACTAGTCGAAATATTGACTTTCGGCAACGGCGAGTAATTAACGCACATCCTTCCATAGATGACTATGATTATGTCGTACGGAAGGAACTTATCGATACTATTGGTGGTGCTGTTACTCCTCGTTCTGTTACTAGCGGTACCACTCGTAGTTCTTTTGATAAAATTACTTTTGGTCTAGGGATAGGACGTTCGGTGGAGGTAGGAGATTACGCAACTCCACCATTTATTTGGACCAATAATCTGAGCGGGCGCCCCGATGTGGTTGCTATAGCAGCTAATATCTGTCCGACTGGAGCTAGTTTAATAGTAGATATTAAGCGCAATGGACTATCGATATTTGGACCTACTAAACTTATTCTACCTTCTGGTACATCACCCAGAACTGTCGTCCACCCAACGGGGATTTTTGATCCAGCAGTACCTCTCTTTCGAAGATACGACGTATTCACGGTCCACATCACACAAATTGGATCAATCGTCGCAGGAAGAGAAATCGAAATCGTAATTTTTTGTAATTTAGTCTAATTCTAGTCTAACCCAAAGTATGAGCGGCCCTAATTACAGTAATGGTATTATTGGAACTTTTGAATTAGATGCAACTGATGTCCAGGATTTCTTCGACGATGTTCGAACAAGCTTACTAACTTGCCTTTGGACAGTAGTTAAAGAAATTCCATCATCCGGCAGGACTACGGGCTACCAGTTTAAGAGTGTAGCTACTCCGGGTGGTACTCAAATTTTACTAAATATGTTCTGGGATGGATCGACTATGATTCTATTCGGTTATCCCATTATTAAATTCGAGGTTGACACACTTAGTGAAACGAATACGACAAATGCTGGACAAGTTACGATCACTGACGGGAAGAGAAATCGTATCATATGCGGCCCGTACCAGTTCTTCATTTTCTATGATTCGACCATCTCCCCGAATCCGGGACTTAATGGACCTTTCGACAGAAATGACGCGACTGGCGGAATTCCATTTCGTATGGTCGATTCTGGTGATGCGTTTTGGACTTTGGGAACTCTTAACAGTTGGAGATACGATCTTTTCCGGGATCAAACAGCAGCAGATAGCTCGCTCGGTTTCCTTATTGATGGATTATACCGAAATGCGCGCGCGGCAACTGTTATAAATCCACAATTACTCTCACTGAGAGGATCTCAACTATTGGAACCGACGAAGTTTGCGGATCTTAATTTTCCGATTATAACACCGATGCTAGTTTTGGGACTCCAATCCGATCCGGTGGTACTCTCATTATGGGATGCTATGGTAGTGGGTGGATTCTACGATAGTAAAATTGTAGCAACGGCGGATTTTCGAGATTGGGAATCTTTTACTATACAGGGCAGCGAGTCAACTTGTGTAGGTTGCTTATTTCTAGCTATTAGATCCTATGCCCCTAGTTCAGTAGGATCGTACGCACACTAATGGGATATTATACCTCTAATCCGATAGTCACCGATACGATAGAGATTGGCTCTGCCTATACGGAAGCTAACGATTTCGTAGAATGGGTTAAGAGTAACTTAGAGGATGCGGGTTGGTCAGAACTTAGTAAAGTAACCGCTGAAATTAGCCTAGCGGTATTAGCTATAGTACCTGGAAACGAAATTACTCTTGGACCCACTATATTCAAGTTTTTTAGTACAACAGATCCCGCACCTGGAGGTGGTATTCCAGTACCTATTGCTCCTGGTGATACTACTGACACTATACTTAATACATGGGGAAGCTTAGTTAGAGGATCGGTTGGTTGGCAATATCAGCGTCCTAGCACTACTACTATCCGTTTTTATGGAAACGAGAATGAGGAGATCGATAATAATATTCTCTGTTTCTTAAATCCGACCGGAACGATAGGAGTTTGGTCTAGTGATGCTGGTAGTACTGGAGTGGGATTCACCTTTCGGGGCGGTTGGATTATGCAATCCCATCAGGTATACACTAATCCACTAAAGGTGAAATTCGTAACTAATGGATCTTCGACCCGTGTGAATTTCAGTGATTCTGAGGATATCTGTTTCTTCGACGGTCTACAAACTGAGAATAACGAACTATCGATCGTGGCTAATAGGTACCAATTCTTCATATTCGTCGCGGGGGAATTCGGGAACGGCACTCTTATGCTAGCCTCGCATCTGAAACCGTTAGGAGGATTATTCTATTGCAACTATATGAGTGGCCCTATTAATCCAGTCTCTCCAAGCGGCGGAAATAGGCAAGATTTAACTAGTGTGGGCGGTGTATATTACGTTGATGTTAGTACTGATGAAGCTTACTTCGCTAACGATGGAACTGGTACTACGAATCAGCGACCCGCCCTATGTTTCCCTGGATTAGGTTTTGGAAAAGCGGATATTGATAAGTTAGCCAACCAAATTGAGACTCTAGACTTAGTAAAAGATGATGGTATGGCGATTCCTTACGAGGCTTTCCTAGCACTCAGTGTAGTAGATCCAACTGATCCGCTAGCTCAATATGGAATTTTAGGTGCTTTCTGGGACTCGGTTGTTTTTCCTATCTACGATGCGAGGGACACTGAGGTTATTATAAACGGTGATCCTGGTATAGTACTTCTTTCTCAGACTGGAGCGTCCTCTAATACCCGTGGAAGTTTCGTTATTAGAACTGCATGAATTACTTATTGGGTCTGGATCAAATATCGGCGGGTTTTAATGGTTTTATTAACGATTTTGACGTTGATGGTCCTGGTGTTTGGATTGGAGAAATGTCAATTACAGGAATAGTTCCTCCTATTATTGACACCAGTGTAGATAAGTCTTATTCTTTCTAGGAGGAGACGAAGAATGGCTTTCGTACCAGCTTTAATTAGTGGTGTTAGCGCATTAGCCGGTGGACTTTTAAATAAGCCTAAGACTACTACCCAAAACACCAATCAGACCACCAATATTAGTGGAGATCAATCCGCTAATTCCAACGCTAACACCGCGCCGGTATACGACCCGCTTCAACTAGCGATGCGGAATTACCTATTAGGTCAATTCTATCAGCGATCGTCGCCTGGAGCGATAGGAAATCAGGTAGGTAGTTATATTAATCAAGGTGTCAATAATATCAATGAGAGTGCTGGCACTAATCAGGCTGCTCTCTCCAACATGTTGGCATCGCGCGGATTATCATACTCTGGAGCAGCTTCTACACCGCTTGGTATGGCGGAAAGTAATCGTATTGGGCAGATTACCGATCTTAGAAACTCCGCTCCAATACTAGCAGATCAGTTCCAGAGTAAGAATCTAACTGACTTCGCTTCATTCTTGAGCGGACTTCCAGTAGGACAGAAATCGGCTAGTGACGCTTATTCCACTAGTCACCAATCTACTAATACTCAGGGTACTGGTCAGATGACCGATCCTGGTAATATATTAGGAGGCGCTGTTACTGGACTGGGTTCTAGTTTAGCTTATTTGTATGGTAAGGGCGCTTTTAGTGGTACTCCATCCTCTAAACAAGGGAGAGACTAATGCCACTAAATCTAGATAATCCTATTCTCGCCGCTTATATTAAGGGCAGTGAAGAGAAGCGCGAAGCTCAACAACAGCAATTCACTAACGAATTAAAGAAGCAGGAAGGCGAGCGCGCCCAACAACAGCTTTCTGCTTATATAGCTAACTTAGAGGCCGAAACTAAACATCGTGAGTCTCAGTTAGATATTCATAAGCAACAACTCCAAATGGAGAAAGCTTCTAATGTTCTAAAAGCTCATCAAACGATCGCAGAAATGATGAGTAGTGGAGCTATGAAGCCTAAGACTCAGGAACAAGCTAGTTCGTCTCCAGTGGATGGTATTCAATTCGGTGATCAAACTATCGATCCAAGACAATTTAGATCGCCCGAAGAAATGCAAGCTTTAGAAGCTGAGCGGGCGCGAAAACTCGGCGCGGTTCAAGCTTCGACCGCTGGATTAGTTACTACTGCTCAACAATCTGCGTTAAGTCCATTCGAGAAAATTAAGCGTCAAGCCGAAATGGACGCGGAGACTGCTAAATTAGCTCAACAACAAGCTAATACGCTGGAACAGTTACATCTTAAAGGGAGACAAGAATTAGAGCAGATATCTAAAACTATAGAGGGTAATAAAGCAATCGCTAATATTCATGGCGGATATCAGAAAGACGTAGCTCGTATCAATCAGATGGGCGGTATTTCTGATCCAGATGCATGGGCTGGTTTGATTTTAAGTCGTGCTACTGGAGGGGATACTAAACCGCTTGGTAGTAGTAAGGCAGATCTACTACAAAAACAGCACTTACAAGCGGCGGGATATCAGGAATTTCTAGCCCCTGGAGCTAATAAGTTAAAGGAACTTAAAATACTAGATCCTCTCGTTGAAAAGATGCATGGTGTGTTAACTAAACTTCCTACTACTAACGTAGGAGCAGGAAAGGATCGTATTTTAGCTAAAGTTCCTACCACTGATGTTGAGAATCTACGTGGAATTCTCAGAGGAGTTAGCGGAAATATTGCTAAAATTTTAGGTGGTGAATCTGGACGTCTTACGGAAGATGACATTAAACGAGCTACTAATCTTATTGTGGAACCTGGGATTACTGTAAAACAAGCTAACGAGCGATTAGAATTCTTCTTAGCAAATTATCGTACTAAAGCATTGGACGTAATATTAGGTGGTCAGGGTCCTAAACAAAAACTTCTTAATCTTAAGAAATACGAATTCGATCCAAGAGATTTTAATAAAGAAATTACCTACAAGGGTAAGAAAGATAAGTTATTTATACAAAGTAATGATGGTGAGTGGGCCTATTTTGATTCCAAGGCTGGTAGATATAAGGGATTGGATGAATAATTATGGCAGACAGCAAATTTAGAGAATTCGGATCCGGTGATAGTGATAAGAAATCTACCACTCCAACTTCGTCCGTTAGTGGAACCGCGCCGATCCCTAGTAGATTCAGAGAATTCGGGGATACCTCTCTTACGGGTCTTACTAATCCCACACAAAGGGTGGATATCGGACCTGAATTAGAAGGTAAGTTCCAGAAAGAAGAAGGTTCAATACTCAAAACTGGAGCGAATGCATTACCAGTAATTGGTGGAATAGCTGGTACTCCATTTGGTCCTGGTGGAACTGCTATAGGATCAGGATTAGGAGCCGGACTTAATACATTCATCCAAGGTGGTAGTAACATTGATGCTCTACGTGATGCTATAATTACTGGTGGCGCTGCATATGGTGGAGCTAAAATGACTGGCGGTATGCCTGGTATTATTGGACCCGCTGCCGTTAATACTCTCCTTAATAAAGGAGCTAGCGAGGCTAATAAGGGACTCTATGAGTTACAGCATCCTGAATCGAAATCACAACCGGAGGAAAGTTTCGGATCTCAGACGATCGATCTATTAGCTGATTTTGGTCTTAATTTAGCAGGTAATGTAGCTGGTCAGAAGATATCTAATCGTATTAATAAGCGTGGAGAATTACCACCTGAACGCTTAGAGAGCGTAGCTGGTCAAACTCGTGAACAGATAGTTAGTCCTGGACCTCCCAAAGCGGAGGGAATTCCATCTAAGTCAACTGTAGAATACGGTAAGGGAGCTCAGAAAGCTATTCGTGGTCATCTTGGACAAGCTGAGGCTATCGAAAAGAAAGCCTGGGATACTTTCCGTGATACTCACGTTAAGCCCAATACTGAAACCGTTCCGAAACTAGTTGGATTCGAAGAAGGCAATATTAATGATATCGATCCAAATACTGGACAAGCTAGATTAGTTCCTAAGATTGAACATGTTGAAGTTAAAGGTCCGATCTATACTCCTAACACTCTTCAGTTAGCCGGAAAAGTACTTCCTAAATTAGATGAATTCATGAAAGGTGAGACGTTTCAACAACTTCCACCCATGATGCAAACTAAGTATGCTAAACTCTACGCTACAATGAAAGATTTAGCTACTCCATTCGAGAGCGTTGATAAAAATGGTCACCCTGTTCAAATTCCAGTCAAAGAATGGGAGACTTTAAAAGATGTTCGTACCGATATAAATCGTCTAGTTAGTGGCAAGCCCACTCCTAACTTTCCCGAAGCCCAATTAAAGAAAATAGCTGAATCGCTTGGGGAAGATATCGATTTATCAATAGCTACACTTTGGAAGAATGGACCCGCTGCCGAAAGAGCTTTAGCTGTAGCTAATAAGGCTACTGAATTCAAGAAAAGTACTTTTACTAAAGAAATTGATAGGAAACTTTATGGAACATACGAACGTGGTCAGTTAGACAAACGCTTAGAAGGTGATCCATCTCGCGTTTTTAAAGATGCGTATAAATCTCCAGAAAAAGCGGAACGTTTAATGAAAGCTATGGGGAAAGGGAATGAATCCTATATTAAAGGAGACTACTTCGATAACGTTCTGATGGATAAGGGTTTCGGACAAAACTACTCTAAATTTAACCCGCAGAATATTATTGATGATTTGGAGAATCCCAATTCCGTCTCCCGAGTCATATTAAACGCAGACGAGCGTAATAATGTTCTCAGATTCGCGCGCGCGTCCAAGACTATGGGTGAAGCTAATAGTAATACTAGTCTTAACTTCATTAATGGTAAATTTGTGATTAATCTAGGAATCGCTGCGACTAAAGCTATTAGCGGGATTAATCTTCCGGCGCGCGTGGCTATTAGTGGGATTCAACTAATGGAAGCGGTGAAGGATTCTAAACCACTAACTGATATCGCTTCTCGTCTTATTAAAATTAGACCAGACTCCGCGGAAGCTCAGGCTGCTAGCAAACTTCTACTTCGTGGACTTCGTGGAATAGAAGTCTCACTAGGAGTCGGAACCGAAGAACGTCGCGCTACCATTAGTGATAACGGATCAATCAAGATACTAGAGGATATTGCTAATAAGTAGTCATAGTAATCTAGACTTTTCTAGATAGAAGTAACCTAGCAAAATCTTTTGGTTCTAAAAATTTAACTCTAGAATCAGACATAACTCGATCAAGAAATTTCCCAGTCACATCGAAATGAAATCTATACGTTCCACTATCTTGTAGCCAGCTTTTACTCATTCCAATAGACCTAGCATATTCTACTAATTCTTCTTCTGTATCCGCTGTTAAATGAGCCGAAAGTCTTCCTTTAAATATTCTAGGTGCATTATAGTGATCTAAGGCTACTTTAAATGGAGAATCCATGTATATCATAGCGTACCATGATTAATAAGTATTCCCCTATTAATCTCCCAGTTGATTTTCAAATTTAGTCCCGTAGCGAGGAATAGAAATTTCGTAATCTCATCAATATCGGCATCTGATGGAACCTTATTCCAACTAATTTCTACTGTCCGCTCCGCTACACGATAGATCCTACACGTATTACCGCTCTCACTACAGTGACTACGTTTTAATAACTCGTTTATAAAATTGGGCATTTTAGTCCTCATCTTCCTCAGTTATCTTCCTTTGTTGTTTTAAGTTTTTAAGATAAGTAATAGCTGAACTACCTTGACTACTAGTTAACTTATACAAGTCTTTAGTACCAAACTCTGCTCCTAACCAACTATGCGCTTGAGTGAGATTAAATCCGCAGTCGTCAAGTAGAATTATAATATATTTTACTTGTGCTTCTGTTATTGGCTCTGTTTTTATAGTAATCTTAGTCATTGTACTAACTTCCCCTTCCTAACCACGGCTATTCCATAAAGTTCTAGAGCGTACGGCGTTAGACGATAGTAAGTCTCGTTACTCTGATTGACTTCGGATATTAATTCTCCAGCAATCAAAGTAGCTACCGTTTGATCTAGTAGTTCTACGCTAAATTCACCGACGTTCCTTCGTAGTATTGTCTTCCGCGCTAGTTGAAATTCCTTACTCAAACTAAGTATTCTTAGTAGAATCGCGCCGGAATGTGCTAACGGACTCTTACCGCTTTCTTGTGACATAAGTTGATAGTTCTTATACAATCCTACACATAACTCGATCGCTATTTCGATGTGGCGCTTTCTGATTACTAAATCTAAGTTTTCCTCACACATAGCTAGCGCCATAGCTACCTTTTTGATGTGAGTCTTCATACGGCCTTCGATTCCAGTCTTAGTTCTTGGATTATTCTCCGTATACTCCCACTGTACGTCGTACCAATGTTCGAATTCTACGATCGCGTCTTCGTCTGGAACTATCGAACCCTTGAGTTTTGAGAGATTTACTAGATGCTTAGCTAGTTTATCTTCTACTTCTTGAAAATGAGATAATTCATCCGCCCCGGCTGGTCTGAACATCGCATCCCGTTTTCGCTTTCGGTTCTCTATTACCAAAATGCTACGACTTAGAAATCCGCCAAACATGGCGCGGTCATCCAATACTCCTTTAAGTAGAGTCTCGTTAGATCCGGTTACTAGTGAGAAGCAAACTCCCTTTAGTTGAGCTTGCCATGAAATTAGTAATCGACCCCATGTAGGATGGTAGTCCCACAAGTCGGTTAATAGTTCATTCGTACTCTGATCCTTTACATGGAAGGAAGTGAATTCTTCTGCGTATATTATACAAGACGCTCCTTTCTGTCCAGTAGTTGAATAATTACCCAATTCTTTAATAACCGCTTGAATCGTAGCACTACCTTCAAAGATTCTGGTATTCTTAACTTTCTTTATCAAATCACCTGCTTTAGCCATAGGAAGACGTTTTCCCAACGCAGGTGGAGCCACTATTAAAATATACATATTAGGATATAATTTGTCATACTTCCATTGTTGAAACAAATTATCCCGCATAACTGCACTAATAGCTGATAATCCTGTCCATAAGAAGAAACTTTCTGGACTTTCAGAATCTTTAGTCCAATTTAGGAATTCCTCTATAAAATTCAATGTTCAGCCCTAACATTTTCTAAGTTTCTAAAGTTATTTAGCTTTTCCCCTAGTCACAGATCCTACGAGTGGGTTAAAGTGGTGTAATTCGTTCTCAGGCGCGATATTTTCCAGAATACAATAATTCGCTGCGTTAATTAGATGCTCTACGTTACCTCCTTTCTCGTATGCTCTAAGTTCTTTCTTGAGTCGAGTTAGATAAGATTTCGAATAAGCTGGCATACCATACCGAGCATCTCCTACTTGATAACGATTCGCCATTAATTGGATGAATTCTATAAACTTATCATATTCGACCCTTAACTTATCGGACCACCAGATTTCTAATTTCATACTAGCTTAATTGCCTCCTCAATATCCCGCGCGATTCTAACATTGGAAAGTTTGAAAAATATGCAATTATCCGGATCTATTACAATACAACGCTTTCCTAGTGCCAGAGCGAATCCAAATTCTACATATTTTCCTTTTCCAGGTTTGTATCCGAATGGCGGCGCGTAGAGAATTAGAGCATCGGATCTTCTGATATCTTCTAAATCTTGAACGGCATCCTTCTCAGGAATCCCGGATTGTTGATATATCCAATTACTAGTTACCTCATGCCCAGCATTTCTTATTATATGTGCAATTTTAGTATCCAACCAATCTCTAGCTTCAAAGTTGTGTGCAAGATATACTTTCATTAACGTTTCCTCAACTTCCTATTCCTTTCGTACTTACAAATTCTACACTCTCTAGGTCCATCAGGCCAGTCTTTTCCCCATTTTAATACTATGTTAGATTCGGTTAACGGATGCCCTTTCTTACAAAGTTTCCATTTCTTACCGCTCATCTTCGCTCATACCTTCCTCTTTTTCATATCAAACCAATTCTCATCGGATGTCTTAATTTCTACTGGGATAACTAGTTCTCTGTCTCTCTTAAACGTACCCTTAGCGAAGGAGATTGGAGTTTCTTCGAATCGTTTAAAATCGGCGCAAAATTCGTCAACCATCTCCGTTCTAACTTCGAAAAGTGCGCTATCGTGAGATTCTGAGAGAAAGTAAGCGGATGGCTCTTCCCATTTTCGAACCAAAGGTGTAATAGTGCTGAATTTTATGTGATCGGAGACAGTGGCCTGGGGGACGAACGAATAAGCTTGTTTAAAAGTTTCATTATTTAAGCGATCGAAGAATTGTCGTACTCGACCATGAGGACTTTCTAGAATTCTCTTATTAGTTACCACTGATCGAACCCAAAAGTGGAAGTTTTCACGAATTTCCGGGCTCTCCGAATGAAATCTCGTAAGTGCCGTTTGAGCTAGGGAGATACTAATATGAGCCATTAGACTAAGACGCGCTGCACCCATATCATAGTTACCAGCGTGACGTGGTTTCTTACCAAAATCTTGACGATCCGCTTCCGTGATTTCCTCGAATTTCCTATTTAATACTAGCATCGCCGTCTTAGTATGAAGATCGTCTTTTAAACCAAATTGATTTGTCTTAAAATCACGTCGTTCCATCTCCTCTAAGGTATTCCAATCTTCCGCTAGCATACAAACTACTCTAGCTTCCGCTTGTCCACCATCGCCTTCTACGAATGTGTAGCCACGAGAGGGTATATACATCCGTCTAATATCACGACCTACTTCAACTCCTTGAATCTCGTATGATTGGATAGAGTCGTCCGATTCATCGTATTCGTCGTCTTCCTGAATCTTAAAACCGTGCTTACCGATCGTTTGAAATGAGAGTCCTAGTGCCTCGGATACGATTGCTCCAATACGCTTAGTTTTCTTATAACGCGGGTGATCTTTCGTATTCTTGAACCACTGATAGTCAATGGTCTTGGACATCGATGTACGACCACTCTTAGTTCCTGTGAGTTTAGAGTTAGTACGCATTCTACCATCGGGATGAAATGGCGTAAGAATCAACTTACGTATCTTGTAAAGCTTCCGACACCATAGGATCTTCCACAATACAGCATCGTTTGCCTCGCCCCGAGATTGGTTAAGAATTAAATCTTCTAAAACCTCCTCGCCCGTAGTTAGTGACTTGATTCCAGTATTACGATCGACCTTATATTGGGCGGGATACCCTAACTTAGTGTAAACTAGATCCGCCATAGCTCTAGGAGCGTTAAAATTAAGACTTTCTCCAACCATGTATTCTAGATCATCGTGATGTTTTTCTAAGAGTTCTGTATACTTGCGTAGTAATGTCTGCTGCTCGATTGTATCGATGAGAATTCCACGGTCGTCCATTCTCTTATAGATATTGAAAAGTGGCCAAACTTTCTCTCGATAGAAGAACCAGACTCCAGTTTCCCGCGCATCTTTTTCTTGGGCTTCGTAAATAAGCCAGTCCGATAAGGCGTCTTTGGCATTATAATAGTACAGGGTATCCCATCCTTCGCGGGGGTTAAAATCGCGTCCATCATCCTTATAATAAGGAATTTCTGTATAGATAGATGTATAGAAATCCAGTCCCTTCGGTAACTCAGGGTAAATTGTATGCCCGAGTAACATGGTATCGCCATCGATGTTGTTGACATTAAATCCCCATTGACGAAGAATGTAATCGTCGAAATCTATGTTCTGATTAATCTTAGGGACATTACTACGGAGAATTTGAGAAATTAGTCGGAGTATGAAAGCTCGGTCCCAGTTATTAGTTCTCTTATCCACTAGAGGTATCGAAAGAGCTTCCTTACCATCCGCACAGAAACTGATACACGTGATGAAATTACAATACGTCTCAATATCTAACGTCAGGAATCTAGCTTTACGTCCCCGATCGGACCACCAATTCTCTAACGCCTTGTAATGCCAACAAATCCATAGTAATCCAGGCTCCTCTATCGGATCGGTCCTAGTTTTAAGCTTGACCGCTCGTGCTACGTCTAATCCGGTGTATGTATTGTGAATCCACTTTTGTGTAATATCCCGAGGATGTAGGATTGGAATTACTCTAATGTTCGGTTTAATTAACGAGGGCGTTCCTACATCGATCCGTGCTCCATCACTTAGTGGTAGGATCGATCCACGTAATTTGTGAATTCCTCTACGAGAGGTGAGGTAGTTTGTGGAGATTTCTCCCGCACTAATAATCACGTTTGGACTAATCTCAGCGATTTCCTTAGCTAGAATTTGACCAAAACTCTGGGGTTTGAAACTATCGTAACAATCTTGAAGTGCTTTTTCTTGAAGATTCTTAGCGCGTGGAAGGGAGAAATCGGTTTTGATGAAATTAGTTCTATAACATCGATCTAGTGAGTAGCTACAATCTTTTAGATATCCACCGATCATTCGACCAACATAACCTTCTCCCGCGCGCCCTGTATTCAATTCTTCCTTAGATGGATAGTCCGTAACTATCATGATTTGAGCATCAGCGGCGCCGTTTCCCGAAACTAGTCTATCTGGCATTGTGCGCTTCCATCCTAGATTCGACAAATTGAACTATTTCACTAAGGCAGTTCGTATCAAAAATGCAATTTGGGGCGGGTTCGAATATATATTTCCTCCAAGTCGCCTGCCATTTAACTCGACCTACTGTAAAGTTACTATTCGAATTCTTGACCATCCAAATTTTAGTCAGACCGCTTGCCGATTCTCCAAATTCTTCGAATCGAACGTAGGTTTTCATAAAATTTCCTGAGTTTAGATTTTCCTTTCCCGTCTAATAGCTCTTTCATACTCTGATGTCTGCTATTCTGAACTAACTTTGGGTCTACTGGGTATTTCATTCCGTTCTATTACCATCTTTCCTGGGGATATTTTGATAGTACCAATAGCCTTGCCATCATTCATGATCCAGGTGGTACTATGCGTATGTTGATAAACTAGACTATCATCTTCTACTAAACCAAGAACGTAAAGTATCTCAGTCAATATGTATCTATCATCAACACCAGTAAGATGGGTGAATATTGTCATTCTAGTACTCCTCGATAGAAATACGAATAGGGACCCCTATACAAGCGAGTCCCCAGGGCGAGTCCCTCTTTCGTCCACTCTAGTTAACTAGTCTAGAATGGAGGTTTCGATGCGGGCGCATACGCAACAGTGCGTTTCTGAATCTTACCTTCGTATACGTCGTCCTTTACTTCGCAGTAAAGTTGCTTGCCATATAATTCCTCAGGCGAGAATTCCAATCCGGTCATCTGGGGATTATCGAGCGCCGCTGGTAAGAATCCAGTGGAGATTAGCATTCCAGGCATCTTGGAATTGAAGCGAGCGAACATGAATCGACCATCCATATCGCTGCCTTCCGAGATTACTATCTCGAATACCCAATTCTCCGACTTCTTATCTTTCGAAGGGGAAGAATCGAATTTCTCGATAGTTCCTAAATGCCAACCGGAATCTGGTGGTTTGGATCGGTTGATATCGTTGTCTGTAATCTTAATGATTCCCATTACTTTTCCTCTTTCTCCTCTTCCTCTTCTGCTACTTCGTCTTCTTCCTCTAACTCCGGGGAATTTTCCGCCTCAGCACAATCTGTGCATACTAGAATATCCTTAACTGCTTCGCCTTTTTTAGTATCTTCTACTACTGCGGTTAGTTCACCGCACATACTGCAATAGAGTTTGAACATTTTAGATTTCCCCCGCTTTCTTCGCTCTGTGAAATTCTCTCCATCGTTTTTTCAACGCCTTTCGGAGATTGGCCTTACCTTGCGCGCTCATTACTCGCTTTTTCTTAGGAGTTGAATCTCCCGCTAGGTCGGGCGCGATTCCATCCTTGACCAGAACTACTTTTGGAATTTCGTAAGGTTTAGCTTCTCCTAGTGGTCTGTCTGGTGGATTTTCTTTCTCCGCTACTTCTATTTCTTTCTCTAATAGAGTAGCTATTTCTGTCATCTGTCTTTCTATCTCTCGCTTTTTTGCAACCAATCCGTCCATAGCGAAATGATAGACACTTCGTAGATCCATTTTGATCTCCTATTTCGGTTTAGTTTCTACTAACCTATCTAGTGTAGGTTTTAAAACTTGATATAATGCCTTATCTGTAATATCGAATTTATGAGTGGGAGTCCATACGCCTTTTTCGTTATATTGTCCCAATCCTCGAAACGACGTACGTCCCCACTTTCCTTGAAACACTACGAATCGCTTGGGTGGTAGAGCTTTATTAGTTACATCGACTTGAAATTCCCAAACCTCGTCAAACCATGACGGAATTTCAATAGTTAGCTGACCCGGTGCTGTAATAGTTTCACCTGTTACTATAACTCGTTCCGGGTCCTCTGGTGTAGGTGACGATACGGTCTTATCCTTGATATGTGTCGATACGAATAGATTGCACGCGAACGTTTTAAGATTATCGTATATTACGTTAAGCATACACGTTGCCGCGTAGTTATAATCTTGTTTCTGACCTAATACTGCTTCACCTATCTTGAAATGAGCAAGAGAATTGGATTTTCCACTCGTAGTTAAATCGTGATTAATCGAGTCGTTTACGAAGAAACGTTTGAGTGAAGTAGTAGAATCTAAAATAACGTTATCTATTTCTCCCTTCGTTACTCTGGTATCGACGGATTCTAAGAAAGAGTAGACATCCTTTAGACCGATCGGAGTCTTACCACGCCAAGGTAGAATACGCTCGATTTCGATTTCTTTCTTTTGGACCTTCTCTTGAAGAAATTCCGATCCTAGAATCGCTCCTTTCGCCCGATCATCGAAATCGAGAATAAAAGTTCTTCCTGGAAAACTACAAGCTGCGGCAGTTTTACCTACTCCAGACGGTCCAACTAGTAGAGCGTGTATACGCCGATCGGGTTTTAGGTCGAATGCGTTAGTGGGCATTTAATTTTTATCCCAAAATTCGACTTCTTCTAAAGTAGTGAATTGCTCCATTGCGAAATAACCATTCATTTCGTAGTAAGGGATCAGTAATCCCCTTAGCGCGGATTTAGTTCTTTCTAAGTACTCATCTTCTACTACTAGGACTGCTACTAAACCTCTTTTCTTAGTCGAATCGCTCATAGAATCTCTCCCAATCGATTAGTTAGATCCTCTAAATTTAGTAGACTCGGGGGCTTACCTCCGCGCCTACAATTATCACAATGAAGATAACCTTGCTTCTGAAGTTTCTTCTTCGTAATAATAAATTCTTCTCCGCAATAGTAGCATTCTGCCGCGCGTCCATCTAACCAGATTGCATTAATACGATGTTTGCAATGCGGGTCCATACACATGAATAGATCGCGCCGACCTTTCGGATGGTTTCTTACCCGCTGATACTTGTGTAACTTGTGCAAATTGTCTTTCATTCTCTTAGCTCTCTCTCGATCTCATTTCCAAGGTGTCCAATCTGATTCTTTGAAAAAATTTCTCCTAATTCCCTCTTGTACTGGCGGAGCTACCCATGAGTTATCGCATATTGGAATAAACGGACAATTTCCGAATTTTCCACTATCACACGCTGACCGATTTCGTTCGAATGCGTCTTCTCCGAACGGGATTCTAGCTAATACATCCCGATATGTCCGTATTGTATCTTGCTTCCATTGTTCAATTAATCCACTAGGATGCGAAATTGGTTCTAATCTAAACGGATCTGACTTTTCTTTCTGGAGTCCGTAGTAAATTATGAATCCTATATTCGTATCAATCGCCCATGAGTAGCCTAAAAATTGATTCCTATTCGTGTAAATCGAGTAATCGCGTCCCTGAGTCTTATAATCAGCCCATGCATTAATACCCGCTGGTTCGATTCGTAAAACCAAGTCTATACGCCCCTCGTATGCGAATATTACGTCCATATCTTCATAGAGAAGCTTAGAGAATCGTACTTCGTTACCGAGCGGTTTATAGTACCTTTCTTGATTCTGGAACCACGATACATATTGCGTATATTTAACCGTGTGGAATACTAAAGCATCTTCGTCCAACAAACCGCGCAGATGCGCCCGTCGGATTACTTTGTACCCGATTTCCAATAGTTGAGCTTGCGTAAATATCCGGCGGTTTAGTTTGGCGCGCGTTACCCGATGCATAATATCGTGTACCATCGTACCGATTTCGTAAGCCCGCTTGGAACCAATCCGCACTAACTTCTCAGCTTTAGTTAAGTAATAGAGTCGTTTACAAACTTGAGCCGCGTTTAATGCCTGAGAATCCATTGCTAAAACTAGACGATTCTTTCCGCTACGTCTCTTACGTTCGGATTCTCTCATTTGTTCTTAACCAGTACATAGAATGCATTAACTGAATCGTAGGAATGCGTATTAGTTCCATACGCGCCCACTTCTTGACGCGCGCCGTCTATAGCCACTAATATTAAATCGCGAAGAATTCTACTAATCGCGGGTTTGATACTCTCTACCACTTTAGTTTTCTGAATCTCGATCAACTGATGAGTAGTTTGTTCTATTAATTCGTTGAGTTTAACGACTTTCGATTCCACTGTAGTCATTTTAGAAGATTCCCCTTATTGGAACTGGTCCCTATTCCAGTATGAACTACTACATTCTCACCAACGGTCTTACCGCTCTTATAATGATCGGCATTTACCATTCCGTACCCGATTTTAGCGGTTTTACCTCCCGTGATACGATCAAGATGTTCCTTTACTTTATTGTAAATTACTAGACCTTTACCTTCCGGTTCTGAGTCTAACTTAAACTTATCTCGTATTCCCGCAGCGAATCCAAGCCAGTACGAATCACCTAACGTGATTGATCGATTGGATCTATATAGAGAGCGGTATTCTTTCGATCCCTGTCTAAGAACTACGTCAACCGTATATTGAACAATCTCAATATTGGGGCGGTATCCTACGAATTCTTCGAAGCGTATGTCATCCTTTCGGCGAATTATCGTAAAACAACCTAAGTAGCGGGCGATCGGTTCTAAAACTAGCGGGAGAACTTCGAATAGACTTCGTGTTATTAGTATTCCATTCGGCTGAAACTTAACTTCTATAACTCCCTCACTAGTCGATGGATCTTCGATGTGAGCTATACAGAAAGTTTCCATCAAAATACGTGCGCGCCGTCGATAGTTATTCTGTTCACCTTCCGTAATAGACGGATCGGACGCGAGTGCTAGAACTTTGCGAATTTTCTCGGTGATTCTCGTTCGTTCTTCCTGAGTCATCTTACTCTCCTATCTCTTAATCTAGAGGTCGAAACGTCGATTTCGGTAGAATTCCCAATTCTTAGCGATTTCTACTACGTTCTCTATCACTAATGCGATTATTTGATGATATTCCTGCGGTGTAAACGTTACCATAGGATTATTATCGAATACTGGCGTTAGTACGTAGAATGGTCTACTTGGAATCGATTGGATCATAAGGTTCCTTTCCACTATTGAGTAGGACACGTTCATCCCATCCTTTAATAGTTAGAGTCCAGTATATTCCGGCGCGATCTTTGGTACGGATGGCTAGTCCACTCTCTACTAATTCGAATAAGGCTAGTCTATTAACCCTACTAGTTTCGTAGATAGGCCAATTTCCTCGGAGAATGTCTCTAGCAGCGTTACTTAGTTTCATTCTCTTTCAAATCCTCTAAGTCTTCAACCGTAACTACGTGGTTACAACTAGGACACTCCCACCATTCTACTTTCATGCTAACTAATTCAGTATCCACACTAGTCCTTTCGTAGTACGCCATTGGTTCGTAATGGCATTCGGGGCATTTCATTTCTAGAATCTCCTAGTCCTAATTAAACTTTAAGTCGTAGTAGTGAGCCAATATTGTCAACGCTATCAAAAGTAGCGTGTAAAGGAAAGCTAGTAGTCCGTTTGATTTCACTTTGCTACCTTAACTTTTGTAATGCTATCGCTTTTAAATATTGGAGCATTCGCATTCTTACGAAATTTAGGTTCTGAAGTCAACTTAACTACATCCCATCCGGTACTAGTTATTCTAGCAGTGAAATCCTTAGTTAAGCTGAACAATCCTCTTAAAAATAACCCACGTAATGGGCGTTGATCCCACTTACGTAATTCACTCAATATTATTTCTCGCGTAGCTAATCGTCTTAAGTAGTATAGTTGAGTCGGAGTTAATCTCATTTAATTACTCCTAACTAAAGTCGTCTAGTGGCTGCCCGTTCCGCTAACATCGTGAGTAGTTCAACGTTAGTCTCGAAATCAAAATCAGGATCTAGGCTACCACCACAAATCTGTCTTTTTTCCTCTACTAGAGTACTAAAATCTTCGTCAACCGTCCCCGATGCTATTATGTAATCGGCGTGCGTAGGTTCTAGTTGTCCGTATCGATCGATCCTAGCTTCGAATTGTTCTTCCTTACCGGGATTCCACATACGTTCTAACACGATCATATTAGAACAGAATTGGAGATTTAATCCTTCTCCCGAAGCTAGAATCTTAGCAATACAGATTCTACGATTAGGTTTCTTGAATTCTTCTATCTTTCGCGTTCTCTCCAAATCATCGATTCCACTACCGAGAACGACTGGATTATACTCGCTTAATCCAAATTTCAAATTGTCCATAACATCGTCATGATGACAACCGATAATCAATTTCTGGTCATCGTCAGTCTGATTCATGAATTCTATTGCTTGCTCTACGCAAATTATTGCTTTACCGATACCACATAGGTGGCGCATACGCATCATATAACCGAGAATCGTACCAGCTTTCTCGAATCCCGAAGCTTCGTAATATGCTTTCGAGTTCAAGTAGTTATTTAGTAACGTACTCTCTTGATTATAGGCATTCTTTACCGCGCTCTCACTAATATCGACCACCATGAAATGACGCTGAAATTTCGGAAGGTCTTTTAGAACGTCGCGTTTCTTACGTCTTAGAATATAACCACTAGTACGCGCGAAGAATTCATCTCTACGCCAAGGTTTAATACCTTTGAGTTTCTTAGAACCATTCTCATTCTGTTCTTCTTCAATCCACTGACGTACGAACGACGCATAGTTATTCCAATGCGCGGGCTTAATCAAATTCAGAGTAGGGAAGTATTCGCTAGCTCGATTCAATACTGGAGTTCCGCTAGCACATATCCTATGTGGTATATTCCGCGCGATTTCAAGTAGGGCTACCGTACGTTTCGTTTGCGTGTTAGAGAATGCCTGAGACTCATCTACTAAGAGTAGCTTAAACCCGAACGCGGCTAACTCTTTCTTATATTTCTCCAGTAGACTCATTGGAACGATGTAATACTTGAAACCGGGAATCAGGCTACTCTTACCATCCATCAGAATGAAAGGGTAATCGGTCGGATCATCCTTATCGGAAACCCATCCATTATTTACCATTTCTCTCGCCCAATTAAGTTTGAGCGAAGCTTTTACTACAATCAGAGTCGGTGTTAAAGCTTCCTTATGATGACGCAGAGCGAGCAATAGTTGAATCGTTTTACCTAATCCCATTTCGTCTAAGAGAGCCGCGTTGAAATTAGAACGCTCTAGGAATTCTACTCCGGTCTTCTGGAATTCCATTGCTCTCGAATAAACGGGGTGTCGTTCTTCAGGAATCTCAACTACTGCTTCTGCGCCATCATACTGACATTCACTATGCTCCGCGCGGTTCCCATTGTTGCATACTACTAGGTGGAGTCTACAAACGAACTTGTTACCAGTCGAAGGGGCGCGAAGCGCGACGATTTCCTCGGTTATCGTATGTCCACATGAGAATGTCTGAAATATAGTACCGAAACCTTCGGACCTTTCTTCATTCTCTACCGTTACTTGCTTGGCGCAATATGGACATCGGACAATGTTTTTCATTTTTCGCTCTTTTAATATACGTTACTTTCCGCAAAGTGGGCATTTACCAATTTTCAACGGTACTGGTTGACCTACACGCCATAGTTCTTTAAAGAAATTAGTTTTCTTACCATTCTTTAAAGTACGCTCATACGAGTGCTCCGTACTAATCATAGTACAATTCTTAGGTTTGTGAGCAATCAAATCTGGAATTTGTTTTACTGTCTTCAGATGTACGGTAAGTATTTCATCGAAATCATCCTCCGTAAGCTTTATTCTAGGATCTTCCCAGTACGTTAAGTTAATCATAGAAGTATTCTACTCTACTTATTCGTCGGTGTCAAGATATCTTTAGCTTGCGCCTTCATATTTCGGATATGTTCGTAAGCCTGTTCTTCAGTCATACCTAACGCCATACAGGATTCTACTATCTTTTCCTCTGGCGTCCTTCGACGTTTCTCATGCTTAGAAGACGCCTCGGCGATCTTACGTTCTTTAATTTCTTTCTGAGTCTTATCAAATTCGACATTATTATCGATCTTGATTTTAACCGCGCGCCCCTTCAGAACGTACGTGCAGCATTTATAGGCGACTTCGTATGCTCTACTTTTTACGAATAAGGTTTCGTTATCTTCCGTCTCGAAATCTGCCAGAAATCCCATTCGTAGACGATTAACGAAGTCGATAGCTAACGCTTCCTGGTATTCTTCCGTGTCTTTCTCAGTGCCGTTTTCAATAACTTGACCTTGAATTAGTTTAAATTCATTAACTAATCCAATCCAATCTCTCTTTAACGATAGAGTACCATTCTGCGCGAGTTCACGAGCCCGTTCTCTCTCATATTTGAGACAACGTTCGGCAGCTTCTTTACCGCGCTGGATAATTCCTAGATCACGTTCTAAATTCTCAATTCGCGCCTGTAACTTAGCGCGATCATCGATTGGTTCGATTGGTGGCTGTGAGAAATTATCACCGTAAATCGGATCTGTTGGATTCATTTCTTTTCTCTCACTTTTTTAGTATAGCAATTCGCTTACTAGAAGTCAAGCCCCTTTAGATTAAAATTCTTTAATCTATTGTCTTACCTGTAATACATGAGCAAGTCTCTCCGACCCATATCGGACAATCACTAGCGTGCGGCGTCTCTCCTATTTCTTCCCAATTTTGGATTGCGTATCCTCCGTTAACCTTAACTATTACATCGATGCTTTTTAGGGCTCGAATCGCGGCTAGAACTGAGAAATAACTAGTATTGACCTTGCCTAACTTCTGACATTCATCTACTAGTTGTTTCGCGGTGTATGGCCCACGCTGCGCGAGGATCTTATAGACTAGCGCCTTGGTAGTTAGGGTCGAGTTAACTAATGTATCTAAAAAATTAGTTGGATCTGAAGTCGTTGATTCTAAACGAACTTCGCCTTTCTTTCGCCTTTTGTGGGTGGCTGCCATGTATACCTCGATCCCTAGCTTAACCCCATTCTAAGCCTATGTCAAGCCCAATCTCAACCCATCTTGAGCCCATTGAAATCAGGTTAAAGCCTTTAGAATGTTAGTGTTAGCGTAGAAAAGGTAGAAACCTGTCCCATTATAAATCAGACCCTCCCACCCGGAATGTTGGCAGTCAGGCTCTCGGTCAACCAGAGAGTAGTCTTGAGTGATAGTAGTTGGTTTTATTGATATTAGTTAATTTTTATTAACTTTCGATTTTCCGGTAATTCATGCTTTCCGGTTCTTTTCTTCATATCATTAAAAAAAATTAATATATAAGATAAATAATAGAAAACAAAAGACTTATCTATCTTGACGTCAAGGCTTCAACCCGATTGGCCCTTACATTGCGTGTCAATTGTCAACCCCTGTTTCAGAGACCATTTGCCTAGATGGACGCCGCCCGACACCCACATTATACACACGAGTACGTACAATTGAGGTTAACTCAGGTCAATTCATAGGTTTGAAGGTAATTCGATTGGGTCTGTGGTGGGTCCTTTATAGGTGCAAAATGGTATCATGTTGGGTCCTTCATGGGTTCAAGATGGGTCGGAAAATCGTTGAATGTAACCGTTTTCAGTAAGCGATTGCATTCAACGGTCCTTTAGAATCACTAAGTTAGGTGCGCAAAATCCTATTTCTTAAAAATGAAACCTTTAGTTAATGAAAGACTAGAATTCTCCGAAAAATTAACTAACAGGTCGAAATAACTAATTCGATGATTCGAGGTAGATTAGGGCAGAGAAGCAATCCTAATACCATTTCCTCTGACTACGAGGCTACGCCTAAGACGTTCCGCGCGAAGAAAAAGCGAAACTAGAAGATAAAGCGAAGATAGTATTACAGGAATTATTTTACGAGTCTCAGAGAAAAAGCTTGACATTCGGTTGGATTCGATCTAAACTGAGAGAGTAATAAAGAGATTGGTTCGGCGGAAACCTAAAACGCCAATAGGAGAAACGAAATGAAAACGCAACAGATTGAAGTATCGCGAACGATTGAAATCCCTGGACAGAAAGACGAACAGCGATCCACTAAGGTTAGCTTTCGCAATGCCGAGAATGGTAACGAAATGCTCCAGCTTTGCGGTGGTGATTTGGCGAAAGCTATGTCGTACTTTAATGCTGGTCGATGGGCTGAACTTCGTACTAAGGTATCTAACGCTCTAGCTAATAAGACTCCGCAACAGCGGGCAGTTGATAAGATGATTGCCGCGTTTCAGAGTATCAATCCCTCGTTGAGCGAATCTCAGGTTCGCACCATCGTATTGGCAATGCCTAATATGAGTACGGCTGTGGGTGTTAGCTCAGAGGTATTACCGAAAGAAATCGACGAAAACTATTTCGACGAAATCAAGGCTGCTAAGAAAGGTAACGGCTCGACCGAGAGTGAATCGGAGAACGAACCGGCGGCGTAATAGTTCAACTGGTCAAGTAGTAGAATGCTCTACTTCCTAACGTGATTCACTACAGTGGGCGCGATTCGAAGTAGAGCATTTTATTTTAGTATTGAGTCTTGACAAAATAGCTACGCTAGCGTAAGCTAGTGGAATTGGAGAGAAAGTATGATAACCCACAAACTAGTAGTGGAGTTCAACGATACCGAGCGTAGATATCGTATAGCAGATCGCTTACCAGAATGGATGTTTTATAAGAATATGTCAGACCATGAAATACTAGCGTATGTTCAACTACTATTCGAGGATGCGCCAACTAATCTAGTTCTGGAACTGAAACGTAGAAATTATAACGGGCGGTTGATAGGTTAGGATAGAAAAATGAATAAAACAGTAGATCGCATAGTAGCCCTTCTTATCGTAGTACCTCTACTTGTAGTATTAGTAATTTATTTCAACGAGGTAGTTGACTTCGGTTTCGCTAGTGTGTCATTATTCAGATAGAGGAAAACTAATGAGGATCTATCAACTCCAAGTCGTACCGCGACAAGAATGGGATTATGTAGCGGATGTAGTGAGAAAGGCTTTCTTTAAGGGATACAGAGTCAGTATTGTGCCCACTACTAAGGATACTACAATAATTGACGTATGGTGCGAGTCGGATACGGATTTCGATAGTCTAGTAGACTATCTGGCAGAGAACGTCAAGGAATTCAATTCTCATTAAAATAATAGTTGACATTGATTCGGTAGTGGGCTAAAGTAGTTTTAGGAGATTAGAAAGTATGAAAATCTATCATGATTCGACTCCGCGCCTTTTGAGTGCAAAGTTCAATTCGACCTGCTCCGCTTGTTCGACTAGCATTAAGAAAGGGGATGAAATCCTCTATTATCCTCAATCTAAGAAAGTGGAATGTCGTACGTGTGCCACTAGTACGCTGGACGCCCTAGCGGATGAAAGAAATTTCTAGAAAGTAGTTGACTCCAGTTCAATACTAGGTTAAAGTAGTTCCTAGGAGATTAAACGTATGGTTAGCCGTTCTTACGCATGGATTGACGAAACGATTGAACACTCGGAGGAAGATAGGATTAGGGCAGTCACACTCGCTAAAAAGTGGAGCGAGTTGAAATCGCTGGAAGAAGAACGCTATTTTAATCGGCAGTCCGATATGGAGAATGGTTACGATTACGATAGGTACGAAGATTGCGAATGTGAGTTCTGCCTCAAGAATAATCACGTCTGTAATAAAGATGATAGCAACGGGCTGTGTGCGCTATGCGCTTCAACTACTGAGCTTACGGAATGTGAGAGTGAGCGTAAGGATCGTGAGCGTAGGGACGAAAAGAGAGTGGAACAGGAATTGGAAATCGAGTTAATCGAGGATAAGCTCGAACGAATCGGCGCCCGTATGATGCGACCCTACGAACATTGGAATGAAGACGAACGGTACGTTGAATATATGGAAAACAGGTCAGATTATTAAGGCGCGAAGCGTAATCCAACATCAGTTCCGCGATATTAAAATCCCCTAGCTACTCTAAGTAGTTGGGGGATTTCTGCGTTTATAGGTCAATTCTCGTTTAGAATCCCCATAATTCATAACTTCATAGGAGCCCCTTCATTGGTCTGGCGACTGCTCCAGCATTGAGTCTCAACCCTAGTCAAGCGATTGAACCTAGAGCCTGTTAGGTGGCAAGACGGGCCACTCCATCACTCCGTTTCATAGGCCGAAGTAGATAATCGATTTTTACGAATTAGCTCGTAACCAATATTAGGAAGACCGCTAAGATGTATTCGTACCGCTAACGTTACCGCTAATTTACCGCTAACGCGCTCGCGCTGGTATAGGAACTAGGTCGATTCTAAAAGGTAACGCTAACGTAGAGGTAATAGTTAGATCGCGCGGGGTGTAGCACGTTGCGCTCCATAGTGAGTGGTTCTAGTACGTATAGTATTCATAGTACTCATAGTATTACCAGTACGCAGTACGTATAGTAGTTCTAGTATTCATAGTACGTATAGAACTCGTAGTACTACCCACCCGTACTCCCAAATTAGTACCGATCCGGTCGTATTGAGAGTCGCGGCCAGCTAAATAAACCCCTTAATAAACCTTCGACTAGAATTTTTAGAATTTTTTTCTAGAAATACTCAATTCCATTACTAGAGTTAGATTTTTTCTAAGAACTAACTAGAACCGTAGTAGCTGCGATAGATTCTAGTTATGGAAAATCTAATTCTTAACCAGAACCGTAGGTACTTCACCCTAGTACCCTCTGGTAGTACTGACGAAGATAAAACATTGATTCTAAAGGAGAAAAGAATGCTTGACACCCTCCGAAGGTGGTGATATGTTAGATCAAATACTAGATTATTAGTTAGGATTTCGGTAACTCTACGGAGTATCAATAATTAGTAATCTAGTTCCTCATCACGGTTCTAAGAGAAAGTCGAGTACGAAAATGAGTCCCACTGAAATTAAATTACTTGAATGGGAGGACGAATATAGGGAAACTAAATTGGACGCAAGTCCGCTTCGACGATTACTGAATCGTTCTACGTCTGTTACGTTAGAGAAAGTTGAATTAGTAAGTAGTTTAGTTTCTAGTGGGACTTCTTCGACTACTAATACTATTTTACTTGTTACTAGTATTAGAACTACTGTTTGAATCGCGCCGCTTTCGCTGATCCGCTTAATAGGTAAGAAGATGAGTTTACTGAATCCGCTACGATCCAACGACGAACCCGAGGAATATACGGATCGGTTCTCCGAATATGGAACCGGAGGTAGTTCTTCTATTCCTAAGAAAAGAGGAGACGAATATTCTAAGGAAGTTGAACTCCTAAAGAAATCCGGTATTATCAAGACCGCGGATGGAATAGAAGGTCATTTCTTAGGAATCATGGATTCGGTAGGACTGGACGCGCGCTCAGTTCTGGCTCGAATAGCTATTATCATGGATTCAGGAGAAACCGATTCCGTGAAATTGACTGCTGCTAAGATAGCTCTCCAACTTCATATGCATCCCGCGATGGTAGCTCAATCTAAGTCAGAAACGAAGACCGCGCCGAATATCACCTTCCTTATTAATTCCCCTCAAGTCAATATGCAAAATGTCTTAGTACCGGGCGCGGGCTCGATCGATGTCGATTCTCTGGGAAGTAACTTAAATCAAACTAAGGAGTCTTGGTAATGGCTGAATTAAGGGAACTACGCTCAATTACGGTTCCTAGAATGTTCTGGGATCTGGTTATGGCAACAGGAGAGAGTATTGAAAAAGCTATTCTCTTCTACGATTTTCTGGTATCGGATACACAAGAAGGATTCCAAACAGGCCACCTGAATAGTATCAATGAAGGCCCTGCTAAAATGGCTCACGATTTATTCGAATGGGTGTACAATAGTCGAGAGGCGCCATTTTGGTTTCGCTCCATTACCAAGGGAATTAAACTTCCTGACTTAGATTAATATGAATGAACTTACCGCTAATTCTGAAATAGACCACTTGGCCGATGAAGGACTACTCCAGCTTGGTTGGACTCCTAAACTCACGGATATTTATCAGATCATCTATAAGGATGGGTCGAATTTAGTTACGCGATTCTTCGCTTTTAAGTTTAGTGGAGATCAGTCCGATCCGCGATATTACAAGAATGCTAAATTCGCCGCGGTTCAACGAGCACAGACTTATTGTTCTAAAATGAGATATCGATTCGTACATTGTCAGCCATTCTTAGAAGATTTAGATTGGCGCGAGGAGCATATTAGTGCCCTTTAGTCAGAGGAAACTGAATGGAACCTAATTGAGTAAAATCGAGGATATCATGCTAGCTGAATCTTTGAAATATAAACTGGAAGACATTGCTAGAATCGCTCACGAAACTAATAAATCTTATTGTGAGCTAATCGGAGACAAATCTCAGACGGATTGGTTCTCAGCGCCAGAATGGCAGAGAAAATCCGCTATGTCCGGTGTGTTATTTCATCTCGATAGTTTAACTAAGGGACAGAAACCGGAACCATCCGCATCCCATAACGTTTGGTTAGCAGAAAAAGAGGCGGAAGGTTGGAAATTCGGTCCAATCAAGAATCCTGAATTGAGAGAACATCCTGAATTTGTCCCATATAGTCAACTTCCTATCGAACAGAAGATGAAAGATTACCTATTTTGTGCGGTAGTGGAAGCATTTTACACTGCTTATTTGAATGAATGATACGCTCAGGTGACAATACGATAAGAGTAGCTGGTCTTAGAATGGGACGTAAGTCAATCTACGACGTGTATCAGTTTAATTTTATTAATCTCAGTGGTCATACTCATGAGATCGCGTACGCCGTAGGTGCTGGTAGTTTAGTTCCACCTAAGATAGTTAGGGACTTACTCGAATTACGTCGGTTAGGACTCTGGTTTGTAGCATATTTTAAAGAAGTTAACAAGAAACTGGCAATTCATACGATTAAAGAGTCTCCCCGCCCGCAAAATGAGCTCTGGTCAATAGCTAAGAAAGTAGTGAACTAAAATTGATCCACTATAGATCAAGTTTTGGACTAATAAAAATGGATATAAATGTTAAAATTTGGTTAAGCAATAGTCCAGTTTACGAAAATCAGTTGAATGAAATCGAGCGAATGTTAGCTAAGTTGATGAGTAAGGGAGAAGTTATTACAATGACACTAAACGAATTGAAAGCACAAGTAGCAGCGAATACCGCTGTGGAAGCGTCCGCGATTGAACTTATTAAGGGAATCGCAGCGCGTCTCGACGATTTGAAAGATGATCCTACTGAGATCGCAGCTCTTGCAGAGGAACTAAGAGCTAGTGCAACTGCATTAGGAGATGCGGTTTCGGCTAATACTCCTAAGAATGCTTAATTCTACTAGAAGAGGATTCTTTGAATCGCGCCGAATTGAGTAAAAGATGAAATACGCAGCGTTTCTTAACTTGCTTCCTGCTCTAATTCAGTTAGCTGAGGACCTACACGGTGGTAGGAAATCGGCTCAGAAACTGAGTACTGTAGTTACGTTAGCACAGAATACTCTCTTAGTAGCAGGATCGGTGGGACTAATTCACCCATCACTAGCACAGAATATTGCTGGAATTACTCAGGCGGTTGAGAAGACACTATTAGCCATGAAGAATACTGGTCAATTGGCTACTAGTGGACCATCTGCTACTCACTCGAAAGAAGGCGTTACGTTAGAATCGGCTCTCTGATTGGATCGGATCGTTGACAAACTGTGGGACTAGAATTCAATTTCAAACTTCTGGTAGATCCTAAAACTGGAAGATCCGCTCAAGCTGAGTTTGTTAATATAACTAAACGACACGCTTGTTTTAGTGGCGGATATGGAAATGGAAAGAGCTTCGCCGCGTCCATTAAGGCTCTGATAAGATTAGGAACTTTTCCAAAATATCGTGTGGCTATATGTCGCTATTCTACGGTAGATTTGAAACGTTCTACGATGAGCACCTTTTTCAAAGTGTGTCCACCAGAGCTTTATGATCCAAAGTTAGGAGGGAACAGAGCGGATTCTCTTAACTATCTCAAGCTTATCAATGGTTCCGAAGTATTCTGGATGCACTTAGATGATGCAGATGAACAAACAGTAAGGGGATTAGAAGTTAACTCCGTTATTATCGATCAAGCCGAGGAAATATCGGAGAATATGTATAATCATCTTAGTGCTCGTGTGGGTCGGTGGGATATAGCAGAAGTTCCGCCTTATCTAATCAATCAATATCCTAACTGGCCTAAGAATCCTGAAACTGGCCGCTATTTAGTTCCCGCCCAAATAATGCCGCTGTGTAATCCAGACTCTGAGCTACATTGGATCTACAAGCGATATCATCCCGATTCACTAGAATGGATCGAGACATATCACGAAGACTATGAGATGGTTCAGGCGTCTTCTACTGAAAATCCTACATTAGATCCAGAGACATTAAAAGATATGATGTCGAATGATCCAGTGTGGGTACAGCGATTCGTATTTGGAAAATGGGGAATTCCAGGCGGAGCGATTCACGAAATAGATGCGGCGTCAATACTAGAGATCGATGGTCCAACTAATCCAGAGTATGGAAGATACGGAATTACCTCAGAATTTATCGAGCAAATGCGCCGATCGGGTCAACTATATCGAGTATTAGATCATGGGGACGCATCTCCTACTTGTTGTTTATGGTTCTGTGCTTATAAGGATTGGTTCTTCGTATACCGTGAATATTACGAACCGGGTCGTCTAATATCGGAGCATCGTAAAGAAATTACCGCACTCTCCACACACGAGAATGGAGATCCCGAGAAATATGTAGGTAATTGGGCTGATCCACAAATTTTCAAGAAAGAAAATCAGAAATATGGTGGATTTTGGTCAGATGCCGATGAATACTCTGATAAGCGAATAGAAGGACCCTCCCTTTACTGGAATCCCGCCGATAATAATGAACTTGCGACAAGAAATAGAATTAACGAATACTTAAAACCCTCCGCTACAGTCAAACATCCCATTACAGGCAAAGAAGGCGCTCCTAGACTCTATTTTATTAAAAGACCCGCCGGTGTAAGTCGATCCTCGATCGGTTGTTATCAGGCGATTCTACAAACTAAAGCGCAAAAACGCGAGCAAATCGGGACTATTAATGGAAAACCGATATTTTCCGACGATCGAGACGAAAAAATTACCGATCACGCATATGACCCGATCCGCTATTTCTGCGCGATGCACCCATTTTTCGCTAAATCGTATCGTATGAATGCTCCACAAGGTAGTTTTATGGATTTACGTAAGCAAATGGCCGCTATGCGCCAAAATGGTGACATCGAACGGATTTTTGGAGACG